GCGCGTGACCTACAGCCTGAAATCGAACAGGTCGCAGCTCCTGCGCCCGAAGCAGATACAGATTCTCACAAAAACCCTCAACCCTCAACCATGAATCTCAACGAGATGAAGGCGACCCGTGCCAAGCACGCAGATCGCTTTGAAGCGTTGGTCAACCTCGCGGAACAAGAAAACCGCGACTGGACCAACAACGAACAAGAAGAGGCCGACCTTTGCAAGCGCGAAGTGGAGCGTCTCGACGGAAAGATTGCACGACGTGCAGCTCACGAAGACATGATTGCTCGCCAGGCTCAGATGGGCGGTAGCACCGTCTCTGAGTCCAAGGAAATCAACAAGATTAACCGCTCTTTCAGCCTCGCCCGTGCTGTACAAGCTGCATCCTTTGGCAAGTCGCTGGAAGGCGCAGAAGCTGAATGGGCGCAAGAAGCCTCACGCGAATTTCAGTCGCGCGGCTTGCAGATGAGCGGCCAAATCGGTATTCCAGGCTCGGCTTTGTTCCGTGCTGGTGCAGCCGATGACTTCCAAGCTGTTTCAGGTGATGGCTCTGGATTCGTTCCTACCAACGTGCCAGGCGTCATCGATGCCCTCCGCGCTCCAACTTTGGCCGAGCGTATTGGCACCACTGTCATCAACAACGCTACTGGCAACCTCAAGTTTCCACGGGTTTCTGTGAAAGCCGCAGGTACTGGTGCAACCGAAGTTGAGGCGAACTCAAACTCAGGCTTGGAACTCGACGAGGTGACGTTGACGCCCGAACGCGTATCTGCCAAGACGTTGTACTCTAAGCAACTCATCCTTCAGGGTGGTGCGCAAGTCGACGCCATGATTAGCCGCGAGTTGGCTGCAGCTATGAACGCCTACGTTGACACCGACTTCTTCGACGCGGCAGCAGCAGGCGCAGGTTACAAGATTGACACAGGTTCTGACGCTGGAGTGACCGACACTACTTTGGCTCCTGCAAACATCTTCGCGATGGAGCAGAACGTTTTGGCCGCTGGTGGTGACTTTGGTAAGTGCGTGTGGGTCATGTCGCCTAAGGGCTGGGAAATTTCTCGCGACTTGGCAACAGTGGCTGCTGTCTCTGCCATGTGGGAGAACAACCAGTTTGACGGATTTCCTGCCTACGCCACTCCTTACTTGACTAACGCGGCATCTACAAGCGAAGGCCGCTTGTTGTTTGGTGACTTCAGCGCTGGTATGATCCTCGCCTTCTTTGGTGGTATCGACCTGCTTGTTGACCCATACAGCAACGCAGGCACTGCACAGATTGCTTTGCACGTGAACAAGTTCTACGACAAGGCCGTGCGCCAGTCAGGAGCTTTGGCTTCAATCATTGACGCAGCCTAACAACTAAACGATGGAAGCCTGGCAATAGGGCTGGGCTTCCTTTTTTCTCTCACTCATGAACGTTATACGTCCAGCATATCCGACTAGCACTTCCATCGTGTCGCTTGCAGACATGAAGGAGTTTTTGCGCGTAGATCACGACGACGAGGACACGACCATCACAGCTCTCCTCGATACGGCTGTAGCGCACGTGAGTGATTACACGAACAGGCACATAGGTACGGCAACAAACGCCACCTTCTACCTGTCGCATTGGCGCCCAGCGGCATTGGCATTTGGCCCTGTCGTTAGCGTCAGCCAAGTCGTCTATGACGACACCTCAGGCACACAGCAAACCCTCGACACCTCGAAGTGGTATATTGGAAGAATGGCGCAAGACAGCACCATGATCTACTTCCGCGACGTGCCTGACCTCGAAGAATACAACGCCCTGCCTATACGCATCACAGCGTCTTGTGGTGGTCGCGCTGAAGCCAACATTGAGCACGCCATCCGCATGCTCGTAGCTCACTGGTACGAAAACCGCAGGGCAGTAGTCACGGGCACCATTACGGCTCAAATACCTATGGCCGTAGAGTCCTTGCTAAATCCTATGCGAGTCATTGACATGCGGCCATGAACATCGGATTCCTCGATAGACGCATCTCTTTCTACGCGCCTTCCAACTCCATCAACAGCTATGGAGAGAAGACGGGTGGCGATAACTTGTACGCCACAGTGTGGGCGGCAATGGATCACAAGAGCGCGTCGAGCAGTATGGTGATGGAGCAAGAAAGCAGTGTCAACCACCTTGTGTGGCGCGTCCGTAGCTCCTCCACTACGCGAGCCATTACACCCAAGTACACCATCAGGTACGGCTCTGACAGCTACGAGATTTTGGCTATTCAAGAGGTAGGGCGCAACAGTGAGCTTCACTTTGTTTCACGTAGAGTCGTTTCAGAATGACACAGGTAACGGTGGAGGGCTTACCTAAGATTGTGGCCAAGTTGGAGAAGCTGGCCAAGTGGAACGAGAATGACCACAACGCATTGGTGGAAATCAACCAGCGCGTAGGTAACGTCTTTGCTATGTCCGCCAAGGCTAATGTTAAAGACTTTACTGGCGACATCAAGGTCTACGAAAAAACAGGGCGCGGATCAGGACGCAACCCAGGCAACCAAGCTGGTAAGGTGCGCATGGTCGTCAAGAAAGGTCAACTGCGCAGAAGCATTGGAGTATGGCAACCACGCAAGAACGAGACCCGCGTTTTGGCTGGGCCAATGACGAATACGATGGGCCGTCGTAAGACGCGCAAGAACGCAGACGGATGGTTTTCGCACATTGTAGAGACAGGACACTTCTTTGGCAAGCAAACAACGACCAGCAACGTTGGTGCATTTGGACGGAGTAAGAAGGCCACAGAGTCGCGTATGCGCAACCTTCATTTGAGATTGTTACAGAACCGCTTTGGAAAGTACATGAAATGAAAGTAGGTCTCGCCATACGCTCCTTGCTAGTCAATGACTCTGACGTCAATGCGATTGTTAGTGGACGCATATATCCAGAGATGGCCATTGAAGGCTCACAGACGCCTTATATCGTTTACAGCGTCATGTCTAACACGCCATCAAATACTAAAGATGGCACACCAGTAGACGAGGCAAACGTTGAAATCCTCAGCGTGGCCCGTTCATATTCAGAAGCCAATGACCTTGCCGACAAGGTGCGCGATGCGCTTGATCGTGTTGGCACCACAGTAAGCGTGGCAGAAGGTTCAATTGTCGTAAATTCCATACAGTACACAAACGAGATAACGCAGGTCACAGAAGACCGCAGCTTGTTTGCCTCAGTTCAAGATTATACCATCCGCATAAACCGCAACTCATGACAGAATTTTTGATTGAAAACTGGGGCGAATTGACGCTGGCCGTTCTCGCCCTCGTAAAGGTTATCGTGAATCTCACGCCAACCGAAAATGACAACAAGGTGTTTGGCTATGTCGACACCCTGATCAACCTCATTATTGCAGACCGCATCAAACCCTCCAACAAATAACCATGGCAGAAACTACTGGAGTCATCAATGGCTCTGACCTCCGCATCTTCCTGTCCTCTACTGACGACAGCGAAGTCTTGATTGATAACCTCACGGATTGTTCAATCAGCGTCACCACCGACTTGCGTGACACCACCACGAAGAACAACAACGGCTACCGCGCGATGTTGCCAGGCTTGAAAAGCGCCACCATCAACTTCACCGCGCTCTACGCTTCTGATGCCACCAACGGATACAACGAGCTTATCGGCTATCAGTTGGCTGACACGAAGATCTACCTGCTGTTCACTCACGCTCCTGACGGAACGGAGAACGCAGGCGACGAGCGCTTCGACGTCTCTGGATACATCACCAGCTTGGAGTTGAGCGGAGGCACCGAGGACAACGGTACCTACACTTGCACCGTTGAAGTTCACGATACTATCGTTCGCGAGGCAATTCCAGCATAACTAAATTAGCTGCATGACAATTACTTTAGAAGGCAAGACCTTTCCAGTGCGCGCTTCCATGCGGGCTTGGAAAAACTTTGAGAAAGCTACAGGGTGCAAGGTGACAGGCATCGATGCCGATGACGTCACGAAGATGCCCGAACTCCTGTTCTACTTTGTCCAGGAGGGCTGTCTAAAGCAAGGCATGCAGTTCAAGATGGATGTTGACGAATTCTTGGGCATGATTGAAATCACAGATCTACCTGGTCTTGTTGCTGTCGTGGAGGAAGCCATGGGCGGCCAGCAAGAAAAAAAAACACAGGTGGAGACGGAGAGTCACGCGCTCTTGAATGGTACGAAATAGAACGGCTGGGACTAGGCCTTCTTGGTCTAGATCCCGACCGTCTCTATGACCTTACCTTCTCCGAATTTGGCAATGCCGTCCGCGGACGTTATGAGTTTCAGGAACACGTAGACCGTGGCGCCTGGGAGCGCACACGTTGGCAGACGGCATTGTTATTAAACGTTCACACCAAGAAAGGCAGTAAGATTCAACCAATGGATTTGGCCGTCTTTCCATGGGAAAAAACCGAACAGTCAAAGAAGCCGAAGGGCGATGGATTGGCTATCTTAAGAGCACTAGCACGCAATGGCAAAACTCGGTGACCTCATAGTCCGCATAGGCGCGGACACTAAAGACCTCAACAAACAGCTTGGCAGGGTCCAGCGCGAGATGCGCTCGATGACTGGCAACCTGACTCAGCTAGGTCAGAACCTGACGCGCGCCATCACTGTGCCCTTGGCTGGCCTTGGAGCGCTAGCCGTCAAGAGCGCGGCAGACCTTGAGAAGCTAGAGGCGTCATTTGTAAGCCTCACAGGAGGCGTAGATCAGGCGGCCGCTATGATGAAGCAGTTGAATGAATTTACTGCATCTACGCCCTTCCAAATTGAAAACGTAGCCAACGCGGCTCGCCAGCTCATCGCATCAGGCACAGAAATTGGAGAGGTCAACAACCAGCTTCGTTTCCTTGGTGACATCGCGGCCACCTCAGGCGTAACGATTGAAGAGATAGCCGCCATCTTTGCCAAGGTCAACGCCAAGGGTAAAGTGGAGTTGGAGAACCTAAACCAGCTAGCAGAGCGAGGCATTCCAATTTTTAAGGCGTTGGCTGACGCCACAGGGCTACCAGCGGACAGCCTAGGCGCAGGCGCTGTCAGCGTTAAGCAGTTCAATGACGTACTCAAGTCGTTTGCTGAGGAGGGCGGCTTTGCCGCAGGTGCCATGGAGCGCTTGAGCCAAACAGCGGCAGGTAAGTTTAGCACCGCATTAGACAACTTGAAACTTGCAGGCGCGGAAATTGGAAAGGAATTTTTGCCAAAAATCAATGAGCTACTTGATCGCGTCGTTTCATTGAGTCAAGCCTTTTCTAGGCTTTCTCCTGAAATGAAAAGTTTGATAGTAAACTTTAGTTTGTTATCTGGTTCCATAGGCCCTGTCCTAGTCGGCCTACCAAGCATTGTGCAACACATGAAGTCGCTTGGTAAAATCATTCAATTTGGCGGAATAGGAGTAGCAGCAGCAGCTTTCGCAGCCATTGCTGTTACCATTGTGAGCTTGCGCAAGGAGACGGTTACGATTAGCGACCGATTAGACAAAGCCCAAAAGAAAGCAAATACTGAAGCTGCGAAAGCAATTACCAACGTTAGGGTTTTAGTTGACGAATACAAGAAAGAACGGACTAGTCTAGAGAGAAAAGAGGAAATTTTAAGTACTTTAAAAACAATCAACAAGGACTACTTCGGAGATTTAAAAGCTGCCATAACAACAGTCGACGATTTAACTAAGGCCACGAATGACTATGTAGCTAGTATCAAAGAACAATCACGGCAGAAGGCTCTAATGGATGCTCAACAAGAGCAGTTGAATGCCGTTGCGAAGGAGCAGAAGAGATTGTTGGATTTAGAGCGCGAGCGTATTACAGTGCTTGATAGGCTTGGTTTGACGATGGAAAACATGGGTAGCCCTCACGCCCAGGTTGAAGCGATAGAAAGACTTGGTGGATTTTTTGGACCTGGTGCTCGATTAGTTGCAGACCTGAATCTCCTAAATACCAAAATCAAAGTCAGCGGAGAAAGGATTGACACAATGGTCAATGATTTGCATGACTTTGCTTTGGCGTATGATTTGACGGTACAACCAGTTGAAAGGACAACCAAGGCGATTGATGATTCAAATACAGTTATTGAGGACACAAGAAATAATGTTTTCTGGCTTTTGGTTCAATTGAATCAAATGGATTCCATTAAGGTGGACTCTTTGCTTCGCATGTTAGAAGGCGTCAAGGTCAAATTACAGGAAGTAGGAGACGTTGCTAAAGAAACAGGCAACGAAATTGAATCGGCTATCCAAAATGCTGTAAGCGATTCACTCGTCGCCCTTGGTGAGGGCATCGGCAAATTGCTGTCAGGAGGTTTACAAGGCGTCAACTTGATGGCTGGCGCTCTCATGCAACTGGGCAATTTGATGAAGTCCATTGGTAAGGCGATGGTCGCCCAGGCAACTGCCATGATCACCTTTCAAAAGACGTTGTTTAAGAATCCATATCTAGCAGCAGCGGCAGGTGTTGCCTTCATTGCGGCAGGAGCTTTATTGTCCAATTACGCCACTAACTTGCAGGAGATGCCAGCTCTCGCAGAAGGTGGCCTCGCCTACGGAGCTACCACCGCCATCGTCGGTGACAACCCTAACGCACGCATCGACCCTGAAGTCATTGCGCCACTGTCGAAGCTCCAAGATATGATGGGCGGACAGCGCGTCGAGGTGTTTGGTCGCATCAGTGGCGACGACATCTACTTGTCCAACGCTCGCACGAGCCGCAATCGCAACCGCTACTCATGAGTTACATTTACGCGCAAGGCACGTGCAAGGGTCAGAATGGAACGTCGTACATCATCAGCATCATTCACGACGTCGCAGGCACAAATCTAGACACCACTTTCAGCCTAGATGCGTCAGGCTTCGTGCTGGAGTATGGAGGCGAAAATGACATGTACCTCGTGCCAGGCATTATACACTCGACCTGCACGATTAACATGCTGTTTCAAAGCGACGAGTTCACCGCTCTTAACACCTTTATCTCTGACATCACAGACGCAGATGATGGTGAGTTTCTTTTGCGCGTTGACTCAGGTTTGGCGAATTGGGTTGGTGTCATCTTGCCTGAGCATTTGCGCATCACCGAGGAAAGCCACATTCGTGAGCTTCGCATCAAAGCTACGGACGGATTGAGCTTGCTGAAGACTGTCGACTACAACAACGCAGGAACGGCATACACCAGTTACCAAACTGTCCACGACATCTTGCTGGAGATTCAGGAGAAAACAGTTACCTACTCTTACAGCGACGACAAGCTCGCGACATACATCCGCCTTGCTTGGGCAGAAGATGTCGTATCCACTGATGACTACACATATACCACCCATCCTGCTGACACCGACTTTGACGGCATCAAAAGAGCACGTATCAATCCTGCGAACTGGATCAAGTATGAAGATAGCGGAGCAACTTACGTCAGCGCATACGACGTACTTGTCAGCCTGTGCAACACCTTCCAGTGGCAGCTTTTTGCTCATGCTGGTGGTTGGTGGCTCTTGCCCATCGCATTCAAGGACACGGATATAGATGGCAATATTTTGCTTTACAACGGTAGCACGGCTCAAACAACAATCGCGAATCAATACGACTACCAAACTGCGACGAAGCAGAAGTTGCCTGACTGGACGATTGGATACAGCCCTAGCGTGCGTCTTTGCAAAATTGAACGAAGGACCAAGGATAGCCCTTACATCTTCAAGGCAATCAACTTTGAAGACGGCACATTGCTGTCCAATTTCTACTCTGATTTTGAAGGTCAGGACACGGCAAGCGATACAGAATTTATTCGCGTTGGTGGCAAAGCCTACATTCAATACACAGGAACATCAGGACTCAACAACAACGAACGCGTAGGTCGAGTCGTCCTGCGATGCGAAATCAAATGGGACGACGGCGCTGACGCGGAGTGGTACGGCAACCAAATCCTTGTGGACTCTAGTGGCGCTGTCGTCACGTGGCTGATGCAGACGCTAGGCGTCAATGTCCAAAACGACTTGGCCGTTGTGACTGTGCTGGATGGAGAAGCAAGCTCCAGTTCCACGTATTTCTATTATCACATCGAGGAAGAACAATACTTGTACGATGCAGGTGTGACAGGAAGCAAGTGGTCGTCTTGGGTTTTTGACATTCCACTACCTACGACAGCTAAGACCGGGCTAAGCATAACGCCTGAGATTCTGATTTACGACAGAAACTTTCAATACGATGCAACTCTGACGGCAGCCACCACCGTCACCTGGCAAAACTTTGCGGCCTTCTCATGTGCGAGCGACGACGAGCTTCGTTTCCTGACAGACTTTGACATCGTAGCAGAGACGACGACAGGCAAGGCGGAGATTGACCTCGGATATACACACATAGGAAGTCTAGCACCAGAGACAGGGCGCATCGACGTGAAGGTGTCTGCTAGTGCTTATGGCTCATCGGATGCCTGGGTCAACAACTCCTCATCGTCAGAGCGACAAATCAACAAGCTACTTGTGGAGGAGGTACTGGCCCTTAACAAGAAGTCGGCATACGTCGAGCGCGGCACCGTGTACATCCAAGACGGAACGTTGCCAGTTCCTTACCTCAGGTATTACGACGACGACACAGGGCGCTACTACACCGCGCTGACGTGGAGCTGGAATGCAGGCGAGTCACTTCTAGATCTGACGCTCCGCAACATAGGGCGCAACTTCGAGTTTATCACCAGCGACGAGCAAGGAGGCACGCGCAATCCGTTCCTTGACGACGTAGTGCAGAATCAGGCCACGAAGCCTGGCAACGTCATGCAGGGCTACAACGCGGAGGCGGAGGAAATCTTTAATGCTTGGACGTCAGGCACCGTCATCGGAGCGGGCAAGACGCTGGAGGCCTATTACACTGTCACACTGAATGGCAATGGTAAGTACGTCGACTTTCAAGGCAACCAACCAGCAGATTCAAACGACGTCATAGAGCGCGTCATCTACGTTAAGAGCGACGGACTCGCTGACCATACAAGCACGAGCGGCTGGACATCGCCATCAGGTCTGCAACCAACAGCATCATCAAGCGCAGGGCCAACCATTGCGGAGTGCTGGCAAGCCATCAACGAATACCTGACCAAGTTCAGCGGCTCTCGAAACAACTTCACGTTTTTGATTAGCTACGACGAAGTTTTTTTCAGAGGTCTGTTGGACGACAATTCAGGCGCGGCGGCGGCGTATTCATTGCGCAGGCTTGACAAGGATTATTCAGGCGATGCCATCAGGGTGCGCAGAGCAAGTGACAACACAGAACAGGACATCGGGTTTGATTCATATGGCGACCTCGACACCAAAGCGCTAACCACTTTCTGTTTTGGTACGGACGGTTTCGTGAAGACGTGGTACGACCAAAGCGGAAACGCCAACGACGCGACGCAGACGACGACGGGCAACCAGCCGAAGATTTACGATTCATCTACGGGTGTGGTTGTAAATTCCAACGGCAATGCTTCCTTGTATTTTGACGCCAGTGACAAATACGAGAACATTACAAGCGCAATTAGCACAATTCACAGTTCATTTGCGGTTGCTCAAGGCTCTGAAGATAGAAGGCAAATTTATGGATTTGGCGGTGCGTTGGCATATCGAAATTTCGAATTTAACCTGTGGGATGCTTACTTAACCCAAGTATATATTGGCGACGGCTCAACCTATAGGCCTATAAATTCAGCAGCCGGTCTTGATTCATTCACCCATTTATTTTCGAATTTTTATGACGGCAGTAATTGTGATAGTTACATTGATAACACGCTTGATAGAAGTACTTCAGAAACAAAAACAAGCACAGGCGCACTGAGTATTGGCGCAAGAAATACCGCGCCAATGTATATGTCTGAATTGTTGCTGTATTCCTCTGATCAATCCAGCAACCGCACAGGCATTGAGGACAATATCAACGACTATTATTCCATTTACTGATGCACGGCTACATCATCATATTGCCATTGCCGCACATGACCAGTGAGCAACGCGCCTACGGCATCAGTCGTGAGCTGTACAACATCACCGTGCCGCTTGCCATCCAAGAAGATTACCACAAGGACGGCATTGTCTTTGGCGTGGTGAAGCATCAGGACGGCATCCAATGCGCTCTCCATGTAGACACCGAGTACGTCATTCCTGTGCACCCTCTTGCCACGCTGGAGAAGCTCGTCACTCTCTTTCCTGAGATACCTGAGACAGAGCGCACCGCCTTGCAGTCATTCGTGCTACACAACCAAGCGTTTCCATTTGGCTACATCATTCCTTCCACCTCGACCCTCCGCGACCTTCAGTATATGATTGACAACGGATGGTTTCCATCTGACGATTTCGATGTCTGACATTAAATGCCATATCCTCAACGCGCTCAACCTGACCTACGTGGGTAGCGTGGCAGTAAACCTCGTAGGTGATGGCCTCGCCATCATAGCAGGGTGCACCCTCGTATGGTTCAACGT